AGAGGAGAAAGGAGAGAAGAGAAACAACGTCATTTTTCTGCACCTTCCATAGAGGTTTCGGGTTGCTCCCAGAGCTCCCAACCAAATTTGACAGCGTTTTTGCGGAACTCCTCTGGCCTGATTAAACGTAACTCAGCTGCCTTCAACATGTCTGCAACGCTTATCGCAGGAGTTTTAGGCGACCCCCAGTTCAGTCGAACCTTAGCCTCAACGCAATCAAAACCCGCCTGCTTCAAGACAACACTGAAAATGTCCCTTTCAACTTGCCGCTTAACATACCGCTGAACAGGCTTGATAAGCATGCTTTGCAGTTCCAAAGCTGCCTTGGCCGAAGCTTCCGTAAATCCTGGAGTACTGAAAAGCCTCGGCAGCGGAGTTTCACAACCAAGATAAAACTGATTTATCATATGCTCAACATAATATTCAAACCTGGCCCTAGGATCCAACGTAACAGGCTTAATGTCACCCTTACCACTATAGAACAGCCAAGCCCCCTCTTCAGAACGGCCTTTGATGGCTCTTTCAAACTTTTGAATCGTAGCATCATCCGCCTTTTCCAACAAAGCCAAAACGTCTGGACCAGCATACTTCTCAAAAATCTTCGGCATGATCTTCTCTATTTTCGCCTTCATCCAAGCGTAGGCTGGTCTCCTATCAGACTGAAAAACAAGAGAATGCAGAAGAACCTGCAAGACACCCGTTCCGAAACCTGACAATCCTAAACAATTTATTCTCCAGTGCATTATGGCTTCTGGTTCAAGACTTTCGCCACCATAACCATGACACAGCTTATAACCTTCAGCCTTGTAGGGAATTTTCAAGCCGCCATCTTGTATGCAGCTTTGCTCAACCTTTTCTATCGCGTCTATCGGAAGTCTATGCAAATCCACAAGTCTTTCAGGCGTAATCCTAAGCCAAAAATCATTTCCGCAAGCAATGAGCACCCGAATTAACATCTTCATTCAACTGGTCAACAAGGCGTTTCGCTTCTTCAGCACTATCATATTTTTCGTTGACCGTTGTGTAGAAGCCCGTACCAACTGCTGAAGCCGCCAACAAATCAACACTTGCCTTGCACGTTGGATCCCTTTCATAAAGCTTCATTACATCAGAAAGCGGAATGCTTGGTGTTTCATAGATTGTGGCAGACTTTGGAAACGCGTATCCACTTCTCGTTTTACGCGAAAAAGCCTCAACCAAACGCTTAACAAAACCATTCAAAACTATAATCCCTCCAAAAGTTTAAGTCCCTTCTCAGTAATCACGTACGGAGCACGATGCTCCTGCCCACTCTTCCGTACATAACCGTTCTCAACAAGATAGCGGAATATTCCTTCAAACGTGCTGTGAGTTCCGGACTTCCTAACGGTCCTCTTCTCAAGCTGAGTTCTGCCCAAAGACATCTTCCTGAGCTCACTCAGCACTATTTTTGCGAGATGCAACCTTTCACTCAATCGTCTCACTGAACTTAACCTCCACAGGTTTTTGCGAACTATAAAAAGGGGGAGAATGACTGGTGCAAACCATGAGAATCTGCAAGTCCCGTTTGCCATCAATGCCATAAGTGTTAGGCGTCAAATCCGGCGTGTATGGCTCCATTTCAGCTCCACAAATTGGACAGTAACGCCAACAATCGCAAGCTATGATTTCGTCTTCACGGTTTGAGTAAACGATTTTGCCGCATTTAGGACACCTGCCCATAAACGTTGCATTAATAGTCATCAAACCGTGCTCCACGATGCCTACAGACTTGTCTTTATGTTAATCATCTTGGCAACTGCGTTGCTGCGTAAAACGCCTAAGCCAAACCTTGTTGTAGCCCTCACGCCGAATTCGCCTGTGTGCCGATCCTCCCAATCCTCAACAGTTATGTCTCTTCGCAAAAGCATGACAGCAGCCACACGCGCGTCTACAGCATAGGCTGTTCCATTAGTCACTAAAGTGCTGGCTTGAACATTCATGCCCAAAACGGAAGTTACAACGCCACGCTCTACGTCAGTCTGTGAAGAAGGCAGATAACTAGCCTTGATAAATTTGTCGTCGCTCAAAAGCTGATGCAACTGTGTTTCATGAACAACTAAAACTGTCGGACGCCAGTTCTCGCCACGCACAGCATTATGAAGCTTCAGCACAGCAGCCCAATCTATAGCTGCATTGCCTTGGTCTATTGGGGCTCCACCAGCCAAATCGCCGTCAGCTATGCCTCCATAAAGCGACATTGTCTGCTCTGTTTCCTTCTCGCCTAGAGCCCTTCCAACCTTCTCAACCATGTTTTGCATGACGTTCCAAGTGGCGTCTTCAAGAAACTCCCGAGTCCACTGTTCAGAGGCCTCCGCAAGCTGGTCAGTGTAAATGTCAACAGTGCTCACCTTTGCACCGCTCAACCTCGCAACAGCTCCTTCAGCATACTTGTACGCAACAGCCTTAGCATCCAGCGGAAATCTTTCCATCGACTCTGTTGTCGAACGCACAGTGACTATGTTTCTCCCAATAAGCTCTGGATAAGCACACTCAACAAGTGCGTCATGCATACGCCCGAGAGCCCCAATCATGTCACTGAACAAGCCCTCTTTAACGCCAATTTCAGCATAACGTTTAAAGAAGGGATGAGCAACTGCCGTATGCTTTAGACTCTCCATCAAATGCCTGAACTCGCCGTCTTGCTTCATTAAACTCTCAAAAAGCTTAACCTTCATGCTTATCACTTCCCAACCAAAATGAAGATCAAATCGTCTGCAGCCGCTGCGGATTCAAGAGCGGTTCCAAGCTTGCGATTATAGTAGACAGTGTATGTTGATGTGCCACCCTCATCGACAGCTTGATCCGTCAGTTCCAGCACCCTTTTGCTTGAATCTGAACCATAAACCGCCTTGCCCCGAGTCACAGCTGCTCCAGCCTTAACCTTAGCCCTTCCGCGGGTGAGAACTGGACAGGGTTCTCCAGAAGCCACGGTTTTTGTTGCTATGCCTATGCAGTCTTGATCTGAAGTTGCTGGACTAACGGTGTCGTCATCGCTCAAGTAAGCAGGGTCGCCTTTTGTGATCGCTGCGCCCGCTGTCAAGGTTTCGATGATGGCGTTTGGGTCGTCTGTTTCACCTATGCTTATCCATGTTTTGCCTGTTTTGTCAGCCATAAATAATCACTCCTCATTTTCTCTTTTGGTTTCAGCCAGTTCAGCCTGGCTTACTTCCCAAGTCACACGAGGTGACAGTGATGCTTCGAGCCTGCGAAGCCTTTCTTCTAGCTCAATAAGCCATTTAGTCAGCAAGTCGTTTGAGAGAACGTTTTTTTTGGCCAGTTCATAAGGATGCTTGTTTCGTCTACCCATTTTGCTTAGCCCTCCCACGAAGCTTTAAAACCACTCCTCGGAGTTCCTGGCAGAGCCTTTGAGGACCAAAACCCCAGCTACGTTCAACCATGGGACTTGGCAGAACGTTCTGAATCATTCTTACTGCATTACTAACAGGAACCATTTGTTTAGGGTTTTTCAGGAGGCTTTCAGTCACGCTGTCTCCATTTTGAGGTTTTTCGGCAAAGGATTTCTCAAGTTTTTCAATCCGAACCGTTAGTTTTTCTATTGTGTCACCAATCTGATTCACAATGTCTTCGAGGCTGACGATAAGCTCATCCATCGTAGGCTCAGGCTCAACCTCAAACTCAATCTCCTCAGGCTCCTCCGGCTCTGCTTGCTCAACGACTTTCGCTTCTTCAGCAGGCATACCAATGCCAAGTTTCTTCTTCACTCGCCCGAGAACGGTCATCGCTTTGTTTTTCTGCTCTTCTGGAATTTCGCTTTGTGGCACTCGAGCGTTAGCATTTCGGAGATGCGGAAGGTCGACCTTCCCATTTCTGTTCTTATACGGAAACTTTCGCAAATTCCTTGGCGTTGTTTTCCCGTTTTCCTTGGTTCCACCTGGTAAAATCACGGCAAAAGCCGAGTCTGGCAAGTCGTTGATGTAGCGTCTTGTCCAAACGCGCTCCAAAAGTCTTTTATCACTCATTTTTTCACGCTCTCTCAGCGGTGTCTGCAGAGAAGCAGAAGCACCTGCTGGAGCCATGTATTGCGGATGCATAAGCAGCCAGTCTCGAATCTTGTTTTCGTCCCACATCTTCTCTTTAGAGAAGAAGATGCTCTGAACCCTCTTGGTTTCAGGTTCAACTCTCAGCTTTCCAACAATGGCTAGGACACCGTTTTCCTTGTCAAGGCAGCAGCATCCTGACAGAAACCAAGAACGTACTCGCCAGTAATAATGGGCTCAAAATTCTGTTCTTTAACCTGCAGCTTCTCCAAAACTTGGATGTTTGTTTCCGGCATGCCGGGCACAGCCACAAGGCTCAACTCAGCATTATGCAAGCCGTGAGGAATCTTACCGTCTAAAACGTCGATAGTTTCGTAGTCAGCCCCTACACTAACATGCCTGATCAAACCTTTGCGGATTTTCTCAGCTGTTTCCTCATCGTAAACTTCAGCTTCATACCAAAGATTTTTTCCGTCCCATTCGGTTTTCACTATTTTTCCAACGGCGTTTGGCACGGCAACATGCTCGGTATAAACTGGAGCTGAAACAAGCTTGTCCGCGAAACTCTGCAGTTCCTCAGGCGTATAAATGTTGAAGTTTCTGCTCATACCAGCTGTTATGGCAATGCCTCGGATCCGCAACGGTTTGTCAACAATCTTCTCCAAAACCTTAAAGGGCAAAATAGCGGAAACATGCTCTCGCAGAGTTTCGTCTTTATGATGCTGACTAAACCAAGCCTTAGCCTTGCCTTTCAATTTACCAACAACCGCGCTAATGCCTTCATCCTCGCTCAAAACAATCGTCCGCAAACTGTCGAGTTGAAACTCTCTTGGGCTTCGATGCCCACTACGAATGTACTGGTCAGTTTCTTCCCAAGGCACGCTAACACAACCTTACACAATTAACACCCAATTAATATAGAGGAAACTGAAAAGTCGAATTGTGCCACCCAGTGCTCCACGCATGGGGCAATTTATTTCCCATTGGAGTGGCCTAAACCCCTAAAAAGGATGACTGTAATTGCCTAGAAAATGCATAGTCAAAGTTGTTCTGAGTAAAGAGCAGAAAGGAATCCTTGATGAATTGGCGAGAAGACTTGGAATAAGCGAAAGTGAAACGCTACGGATGGCCCTAATGGACTATGCAAAGGAGCTAAGCCTAGTAAGAGAAAGGATACACAGAACGGCATCGGATTTTATGAAAGGTAAAGGATTAGAATCAAGGAAATTCTAATAGAATAACCTTCGATTCGGCTATTCAATCCCATCACCTGTAAATGTTTCTCTGATCCGATTCCAAGTCAAGACTAACATAATTAAGAATTAGACTTAAAAACCCATAAAGACTATAGAACCTCAAAGTCAATCGAACAGCTAGGGAGGTTCACAGTTGACAAAGAAGGTCTTCGAAAGGCTTATGCTTGAATCTGTAGATAATGCTCTGGCTTCCCTTGGAGACTCCGCTAAAGAAGCAATTTACTTCCACCTTGAAGACAAATTTAGTATCGAAAAAAATGAAATTCCCCAACGCGTGGAAGATTTTGCGGAGGGACTTGAGAAGATCTTTGGAATAGGAGCCCAGTTCTTAGAAATCCTAATAATGAAAAACCTCTATGAAAGAGTTGGACAACCTCTTGAATGGAACAAAAGTAAAGAGCTCATATTTGCTGAGTACGTTGCAGCTGCAAGACGGAGTTTTCTAAAAGAAAGAAAGAGAACTTAACCACCGTTGCAAAAATAGGTCTCTGAAAATACATATTTATAATTCACAAAGGCTTTATCAAAGCTCAATGGATTTTCATTTCTAAAGCTTCACAA